AATACTCTAATTCTCCAGTACTCATTTTATGAGCATGTTTCATAGCAGCATCCGACATAAGCATCTTCGTCTGTTGCTTATTTTTGTAAATGTGTGAGCCTGCAGAAACGGCTAACTTAATTGCCGATAACCACATATTAAAACCAGGTAGCTTTTACAGGTTTCTTGTCAGCTCTCATTCTTTTATTACCTTTTACAGTAATAATTTGAGATTCAGTAGGGTTGGGTACTTCTTTAGAAATATCAATACCACCGGTTTGGTAGCCATCTTTTCCAACGCCTAAATTTTTTACAATTTTAGGTGCTTTAACGTATCCAGATCCTCTTTGCCAGTCTTTATCCATATTTTTCTCCTTAAGTTTTTATTATACCTATCTTTTTCTAAAATTTCTACCAAAATCATTTCTTTTACTCTCGTCAGCCATGATTTGTTTGGTTAGAGACGTATCTGCACGCATTTCAGCTAAATCTTCGTTCTGTTCTAGCTTATCTTCGTGTTGTGATTGATTCATCATAGCTTTCATTTTATCTATGTTGATTCTTTCTTGACCTTCGTCTTTTTTTCTTTTGTTTTCTTGTGATTTAAGATCTACTTCTCTTGCTTTTAACTTAATTAAAGGATCTCCACCAAAACCACCTGTAATTTTTTCTTCTTCATCCATATAATCTTTAGTCATCTCAGCAATTAGAACTGCTTTTCTAGCATTAACAATATTAGTTAACTGTTGTGCTTCTTGAATCAGTTGTTGGTTCTGAGGTTGCTGTTGGAGCATCTGTTGCATTTGTTGAGCTTGTTGTATTTCTTCTCTAAACTCCATTTGAATTTGTTCTTGTGCCATTAAAGATATTCTCTCTAATATATTTTTCTGTAATGCACCTATAACCACAGGATTATTCTGTACCATATTAGATCTCATAAAACTTAAGTGAGCGTCAATATGTGCTTTATGATCTTGACCTGGAAACGCTTGAAAAGGTGTTCCGGCCATAGATGCAATCTCTTCTAAACTTGGATCTAAAGGTGTAGGTTGAGCCGGTTGAGGTAAAATTGCATTTATATCTTTTACACCAATTGCATTGTACATAGATCTATACGCTTGGTATAGATCATGTATTTGAGGATTCGATTGAGCTAATTGTAATTGAGTTTGCGCCATAGAAATTCTTTGTGTTTGAGAAAAAATGTTAGGATCAGCAACAGGTAAAATATCTACCTTGTCATCAAAGTCTGTAACCTTAACAGTTCTTGATGCTCCTGGAACGTCATATGGATATTCCGGAGGTAAGTATGTTTTAAATACTTCTGCTAATAATTTGAACTCTTGTTTAAGACCTACGTATAATCTTTTGTGAATTGCAGACATCACCCGAGATCCACGCTCCAATAATGCAACAGTTGTTCCAACCGCAGCAGCTTGGTTCATATCACCAACTTGTGCATCAGCGATGCTCGCGAATCGTTGAGCACCTGATACCACAACACCCATTAAAGATAATAATGTTTGGTCTGGTCCTTTAAAAGGGAGTTGCATAAACTGATCTTTAATATTTCCTCCCGGAGCGTCAACATCTCTGAACTCACCAGGTTGTAAAGGTTGTGCATCATCTCTAATTCTAATTCCTCTAGTTTTAAAACCAGCAGGTAAATTAGCTAAAGTTCCGGCATCAAGAAGTTGTCTTAGTGCTGCAGTTGCAGTTCTAGTTAGACCACCAATCATGTGAATTAAACCAAAGCCATAGAAACCTGTACCGGGTAAAAATTTAAATTGTACAAAATATTTTATTTTATTTTTTGCAGGATCTTCTTCTGTATAGTTTCTTCTAATAGACAAAATTTTATTAGTAGATTCTAATATTGTTACAATGTAAGGAACTTTAATTCCAGTTGGCTCACCATCTTCCCCAACATCTTCAAAACCTTCTAAATCTAAATCAAGATGCATTTCTAAAATGTTAAATTGATCTTGTTGTCCATCTTTAGAGATTCCTTCTAGTTCTAATTTTTTATCTTGCAATTGGTTTTCAGTAACTGGAGGTTCTCCCAATTCCATGTCTTTATAAAAACCTGAAACTTGTTGTTTTCTTAATTCGTTCTCAGACATTTTTAAAACATGCACAATTGCTTCTGCATCTTCTAAAGAATTTGCCGAATAAGGTACAATTAAATCATCTGCCGGAACAAATTTAGATACAGCTCTTCCTAATAAATCATCGTAATAAATTTTCTTAAAAGTAGAACCGGACAAAGGTAAATAGAAAAGCATTTGATCAAACTCAGGTTCATACTCAGTCATCTGATCCATGATTTGATAATTCATAAAATCTTTAACTCTAGTTGCTTGATCTTGTTTTTCGTTTGTTAAATTTCCTAAAACTTGTGATCTGACCGGACCATCTGCAGGTAATAATTCTTTATAGGCTTGTGCTTGAAATTGAGTAACGGCTTCTGCAAGAACCGGGTGATTAACTCCAGATGCATTTTTAAAAGGTTCAGTACGTCTCTCGTATTTGAAACCTAATAAATCTAAACCTTCTTTGTAAGACTGTTCCCAATCTGCACGAGACTCTTTGTATTCTGTATATTGATCGTAAAGTTTTGAACCTAGTTCGTCTAGGTATTGATCGTCCATAATTTCTGCTAAGTTAGAAAAATGTTCATTGGATTCTGTTCCGGATAATGAATTAGGATCAAAATCTATTTCGGCTCCACCTTCTTCGTCCATAGTAACTTCTACACCTTCAGAAGATTCTATTTCTTCGTTTGGAGTTGAGATCTCTTGTTCTACAAAAGCATCATCACTTATCGGTTGGTTTGATATTGTATCGTCTATTTCAGCCATATCTCTTTCCTGTTAATTATTATACACCTTTTTAGCTTTTATATCATATCTTGTAGGTTTAGCAACCTTTCTCGGTAAGCTTTCAATTCCATATTTATAATAAGGACCCATTTGACTTTCTAAATACTTTTGTCTTTCTTCTTCTATTTCTTGTCTTGATGCCGGTACTTGATCATCATCTACCATACCCATACTTGCACCAATTCCAACATCAAAATCTCTATTAGCTATATTTCTAACTTTTTGTGATTGTGGCATTGCTGCTAAATTTTCTTCTAGTCCTCTTTGTGCAAAATCAAAAGGTTCGTACAAAGTTCCTTGTTTAAATTTTGTATCTTTACCTTGTAATTTATCTTTTACAAATTTTCCACCACTTGCAACAAGATCAGGTAAATTAAGAAGACCTTCTCCAAATCTTTTAACTGTATATTCAGAAGCATTTTTTCCACCTGCTCCTTGATCTATAGCTGTTGAAAAATCATAAGCTGCAAATATAGGATCTAAAACTATAGCTCCTTTTCCTACTCCTCTTAAAGTTTTACCTCCATACTTTACAATTGTGTTTAAAGCGTTTTTAACTGCTGGCGGCATTGTTAAACCTGATTGTGATAAATCAACTACTCCGGCAAAACTATTTAATTGAATTCCGTTTTTAGCTGCAAATCTTTTAACTGTTGCAATTTGGTTTTTTTTTAAACCATTGAGTTCGTTATTCTCAGCCTTGCTTAAATTTTTTATTGCGTCTTCTATAATAGGAGATGTAATAGTATTTCCTTTAGTGTCTTTAAGTCCTGTTAACAATTTTGTTAATAAAGGTGCTGTTCCTCTAGGCCGTTTTCCAATTTGTGCAACAATATTTGGTCCTAAAGATTTATAATAGTTATTGATCGCATTTTTTTGTGCTATAAATCTTGCACCTTTATTACCTTTACCATCTAAAGGTATTTTACTTGCTTTTTCAAAATCTGTATCAAACTTTCTTCTGAATTTATTTTCGTCAGCATTCTCTGTTGCAAAAGTCATGTGAATTTTAAATGGATTTTTATTAAACCCTTCTATGTGTTGAATATTAAAAACACTTTTTCTCTGCCCTGGTATTATTTTATATAGTCTATTTAGTTCAGTTGTTATTCCATCCTTATTCATAAACGCTCTTTGTTCGTAAGTGTTTTTAAAACTTTTAAATTCTTTTTCACTTGCTACTTTTTTTACATCGTCAAATAAAGTATCTTGTGTAAATCTGTTACCTTCTTTATCTACTAGAACAATTTTTTTCATGTCCTCTGTATTATAATTTTTACCCAACTCTATAGGTGTTTCAAATTTAAAATAAGGTTTTCCTTTTGATTTTTTTTCACTTATGTCATATTCGTAAGTTCTACTAACCAGGTCTTTCCATGCTAATGATTTTGGATTGTCCCTATAAACTGTAAACTTAGTTGGAAATTTTTTTTGTTTATATTCTAATGAAGGTATAGTTATTTTTTCACGCTTCTGTTGAGGAGTCAAAGAATCTACCCATTTTTTTGTTCTAACTTTTCTTACATCTAAAAAATTTGGAATGTTTTTTTTATTTCTTTTATACTCATAACGATCTTTTAATTTTGTAGGATCTTCTTTCATTATTTTATTGTATTCTTCTTCCCCAAGAACAGATTTATATTTTTCAGGAGTTAGTTGTAAATCTAATTTTGATCCTTTATATACTACGTCTTTTGATATCAATCCTTTGGCTTGAGCTTTTCTTAATCTTGTATCAATATTACCTACGGTAAAACCTTTTTTAGCTTGGGACGAAGAACTA